ACAGAGGTGTGCAATATCTTTCCATTCGTTATACCCATCGTTTAGAAGCAGCAAATTTACGAGCATCAGTCGGTACGACTGGTGATTCATACGATAATGCTTTGGCTGAAACGGTGAATGGCTTATACAAAACAGAGGTGATTGAATATCTAAAAGCAGATTGGCAAGGTTTAGCAGATGTACAACTTGCGACACTAAACTGGGTAGATTGGTTCAATAAAAAGCGTGTACACAGTGCACTGGGTTATGTATCGCCTTTTGAGTTTGAAGCAATGTACTATGATAAGATTAACCCGTTAGGTCAGGTGGCCTAACTTAAATAAAAAAGTCTCCGACAAACCCGGTACGGTTCAAAACGATAGAACCCATCTTCTTGTTCACTATCAACAATAAAGCAATCATCACCGTCTCTAGGCTCAAAAGGCTTCGGCAGCTCAAGTTCAAGCTTGATGGTTTGGGGTTTGAATCTAAACTTGAACTTTGTGTCTGGATCTAAGAACATGCCCAAGTGGTATTGTGACCAAAGGTGGTCAGTAATTGTTGTCCAGCGACCGTATGGCTCATCATCATGTAAGTACTGAACAATGCACTTGTGAACATTTGCTAAAGCAACGTCACCGCTAATCAAGGCTGGGTCTTTAGCAATAGGTTCCAGCCCTTCATCGGTATTAGTTGTTGATCTCACCCACTTACCATCAAGCATAAAGTAAAAAACCCCATCACTGCTTTTAAAGTAGAATCCATCTAGGACGCTTTTACTTCTGTAATTCGCATCCTTCACATCATTCCGCTTCAACACAACAAGGTCTCGAAGCTGAGGGAGGGTGAGTTCTTTGTGCCCAGCTTCTGCAAAGTTATGATCATTAAATCCAGCTGTTAAGACTCCATCTTTTGCATAAATGAAAACAACATCCAGATTTGTGATATCTCTTTTAGAATCTCTCCACTCATACCCAAGCTCAAAAAACAACTCCTGAGCCTCTTTGCTCTCAGCTTCGTCTGTAACTTTGATTTTGTAGTTATCCATGAGATAGGCCCTCGACTTCACAATCTTCAATATGCAATTCACGTCTATTAAAAAAGGTGCTGTCATCAGAGATTCCAGCCATGCCCTTTTTCCACCAAGGAACTACAAGACCAAAAACATCCCAAGTGCCATCCTGTCCCCCATTTAAGACAAGTTCGGCTGCATATTTATACAGATCATCAGATTTGGTAATGTCGTAACCGCAAGCATTGATTCCTTCAATGTCTTCAGCAGACAATTCTTGAAATTCATCTGGAAGTTCAATTTCAATTTGAGCTTCAACAGTGATCGTTACTAATTTTTTAATACCCATCACTTCACTCCCTCAACCTGAACACGCACATACATGTTCTGTTTTGCTTTGAGTTCGTTGGCGTATTGCTCGTCGGCACAGCCTTTTAGGAATGCAAATACAATGAAGGTGATAACCCAGAAAGCTAGGAATGCTTTCGAGCCATCCCTAAAGGCTTGGCTAAACTTGTACTTTTCAATTCTTTGATTCATACTTATCTCCGCATTTGATGCAAACCGCCTAGTCTTCGAACCCTATGGCGGTTTTTGTTTGTCGATGAGATAATATTAACTATGGTTAATTTTTTAGTCAAGAGAAAAGTTAACATTGGTTAATCTTTTTATTAACTATAATTCATGTTTTAATAGACAAAAGAAAACCCACACAGGGTGGGCTGAATGTTAATAAACGTTAATACTTCTTGATGTACATGATAGCTTTATCTATAATGCATTCATGGATTGGGCATTCCCGGTCGGCAAAGAGCTTTGGTGCATACATCAAGGCTCTTTGTTTTTTTAAGGGTATATTTTTAAGCCGTATCCATTATAGTTGCTTCCAACTGCACCTCTACCACCTTTGCAATAAAACTTAGCTTTTAATATGTCAAATGCTCTATTTGATTGAGAAGGGTTAATAACATGTCTTCCGATTGGTCTAGCTACTAAATCAGCAAATTGCAAGCCCGATGAATTGGTTTTTTTTGAAGCAAAAATTATTTCAAAAGGAAGAATTTTGTTGTGATAGTTTCCAAAGGGATCACATATTCTTCTAAAGCCAAGCTCAAGTTGTGAATCTTCGTTTTTTCCTCTTGATTCAACAACAATATGTGTTAAACGATTGTTTTGATTCTTCTCTCTAAGAAAAAAATAAAGTCGCTCAAGACAAAACTTCATTGCTACTTCATATGGGTTTGCATCGCGTTTAATTAATTTATCTTTGCGTATAACAGAGCTAATTAAGATAAAATTATTATCATTCATTAATCCATTTAGGTCACCCATTAAAGACTCCATCCGAGCTTTATCGAACCCAGCAAAATGTGATGTTCTTTTTCTAATGTCTCGCTCATGCAGAATTATTATATCGTGACCGAAATGCTTAAACTTTAATTGTTCCACTGCTTTAACTACCGTTTCTGTGTAATACCTTTTATGGAACACACAAAAAGACAAGACAAAAACAGGGAAGTCTGGATCGTTGTTAAGCATGTCAATGCTGCCACTCTCATCCACATAAACTATGAAGTCGCTATACTCCATAAAAACATCCTATTATTCCAATACTTGAGTCAGATTCGTAGTTTACTTCTCATTTTTCTCTGGGAACATTGGTTTACCTAGCTTTCCTTCTTTTACCAACTGCACGACCTGCTCATTAGTAAGCACAGGAATAAAGACTTTGTCGCCAATATCTTTAGAAAGAATCTTTACTTCTTCAGCGGTTAGCACCAAAGCTTCACCATGTTTAGCAGCATCATTGATGCGAGCAATAATCTGATTGATTGGTAGTTTTGAATTGTCCATAAGTCTTCCTGTGATTAATGCGAATAAGGATGTTCTTGTCTGTGCTGACTTGGCGGCACGATATCTGTAATAGCGGTAATACTTTCAACTTCATCCATGTCAAAAGATAGGCGTTCGCCACCATTAACAGCCAACAAACTCAAAACCCCACCATTTATTCCAACAAATTCCTTAATTGTGCAGCGTCCATCCTTTAAGCACACTTGTACAAATTCAGTTGGAACCGGTTCAGCATCTGGATCGCAAACTACATACCAGCCATTACGAATTGCTGGAAACATTGAGTCGCCAGTGCCTTTAATACCATAGGCTCTTGGACCCGCTGTATGAGTTGGAACATAACCATCACCACCGTTACCTTCGTAACCCATATCTGTGAAATACCCATCCATACCCATCTTTGAATAGGCTTTAACAGGAACGTATCTTTTTTGAATAGGGAACGGCTTAGTTGGTGTTTGGACAAATTTAACAGCTTCTTCACTATCTGGAATATTGTACTTCTGCTTAAAGGCTTCAATATCAAGAACATTTAATTGAGGTAAATTGTTCGATTCCTGTTCAACCGGTCCACCATAAAGCAACCAATCGTCACTCACACCTAAAAATTTCGCAATGACTTTCAAGTTTCCCGCTGTAGGAACGCTAGTGCCATCTAGCCATTTCTTTACAGCAACAGGAGATTTTTTTGTTGCTCTTGCTAAATCAGCGGCTCTTAATTTTTTTTCTTCAAGTTTTTGCCTAATTCGAGAGTGTAAAGACATAACAAATATTCCAAAAACATTAACTAATGTTAATACGATCTATTGAAACTATGGTTAACAAGTGGTAAATTTGGTTTATTAACTATAGTTAACTTGGTGTAACCATGAAAATTAGTGATCTCATGACATACCACGACTGCAAAAACCGGAAAGAGTTGTCTGAAAAAACTGGATATTCAACTGTGACCCTCTGGAAGTGGGAAAACAACGGTATACCAGCCAGAACTCAAGCAGTCCTGCAAGTCAAAACCAAAGGCAAACTTAAAGCTGACTTAGAAGCATTAACCGCTTAGGAACTAAACCATGAGCAAATTATCTAACGACTTATCTGCAAGAGCCAGAAACACAAGAGCTTTAGTAATGCAGGCTCTTGCATCAAAAAATAATGGCGAAATTGCGGACAGACTCGGAGTAGATGCGAGCACCTTATCAAGAATGAAAAATGATAAGAAATCCAATGGCTTGAGTGAGATTGAGAACGCTTGTGCATTATTGGATGCGCTTGGATTAAAAGTTATTCCAGAAAATTACGAATGCTATGACCGTCAATTTGTTGAGTCTATTTTCTTTTTAGCTCGTCTTTCTATGGCTAGAGCTTCTGACATCAACGATTACCAACATACAGATTTATCTAAGCGTTTATCAGAACTTGGATATTAAAAAACCGCTTCCTGCGCGAACAGGTTAGCGGTCCAGTTATTCATTACAGGAGCAATGAATGAAAACAAATTTAGCACATAAGCATGAGCCACCTCAAGCAGAGGTGCTCAAGTTTCCTAAAAAAGAGCGACCAGCCATGTCTGAGAAATTCGACAAAGGCTACGTTATGTCTAGTCGGCTTTATCGAAATGAAGTTAAGCCATTTCTTGGTGATGCTGCTCGTAACGTTTATGCCGAGCTAGAGGAATATATTAGCGGGTTTAACAAGGAATCTGACTTTGTTAGCTACTCACAGTTGCAAGGTAGAAAAATTGAAGGCCTCGAGGAGCATGTTCGTAAATTAAGCACAGCTACTGTACGTGCTGGATTAAAACAATTGATTGAGTATGGTGTTATTTCAATTATCGCTACTAATCCAAAGCTTGGAAACAAGTACAAATTAAATGAGATTTCACTTGTTGAGCACTTTAGTAATAAAAGCACTTCAGAAAATAAAGCACTTCAGAAACTAAATAGCACCACTTCAGAAACTAAAGCGCAAGGTACTTTAGAAACTAAAGACACAATAGATATTATTTATAGATATTTAATTATAGATAATTTATTTAACTCGCTTCGCTCAAAGAGCCTGTAAATTATTTTGTGTAAGTTCCATTTTTTATAAATGATCTTTTAATCGATCATCGAACTGAATCGTAAACCAATTCATTGCTAAACGCCAATTTTGAATTGGCATCGTCCATTTCTTCGCAGCATTTGATGTTGCTAAGTAAATGACCTTCTTTACTGAGTCATCAGATGAAAAGATTTTCCTTTTCTTCGTTGAATGGCGTATTACGCTATTCAACGACTCAATCGCATTTGTTGTATAAATTGCATGACGTATTTCGGCTGGATAGCTAAAGATCGTTCGGATATTTTCCCAATTGGCCCGCCAGGATTCTCCAATTTTGGGATACTGGTGATTCCATTGATCACAGAAGATGTCTAGGGACTTTAAAGCATTTTCCTCTGTACTTGCCTGATAAATCGCTTTCAGACCCGACGTAACAGCCTTGTAGTCTTTCCAGCTTACAAATCTCAGGCTATTGCGTACAACATGCACAATACACAGTTGAATATCAGTATGAGGGTAAACAGAGGCTATCGCGTCAGGAAAGCCTTTTAATCCATCTACACAGGCAACAAGAATGTCCTGTACTCCTCGATTTTTTAGCTCTGTCATGACTGACAGCCAGAATTTGGCACCTTCTGTCTGAGCAATCCACATACCCAGTAATTCTTTTTGCCCATCCATATTGATGCCTAAAGCAAGGTATACGGACTTGTTAATCACATTGGAGTGCTGACGGACTTTGACAACAATACAGTCAAGATAGACAACAGGATAAAGGCTATCTAAGGCTCTATTTTGCCACTCAGTCACTTGCTCAATCACAGCATCGGTAACTTTGCTGATGAGAGATGCTGACACATCGGCATCGTACATTTCTTTGAAGAAGGCTACAATTTCCCTATTAGTCATTCCTTTTGCATACAGTGAGAGGATTTGGTCATCCATACTGGTGATGCGTGTTTGGTGCTTTTTGATAATTTGTGGCTCAAATGAACCTTCTCGATCACGGGGAATATCTAAAGCCAGTTGTCCATCTTGAGTTGTAATGGTTTTAGAACTAAACCCATTACGGCTATTTGAGCCTTTCTTGGGCTGATGCTTTTCATAACCGAGATGGTCTGAAAGTTCAGTATTGAGTGCAGTTTCAATCATGAATTTTTTAAAGACTGCTGTCATTTGGTTTAAGTCTTCTGGTGTTTTTAGACCTTTAGCCAATTCGGCAGCCATACTTTTGATTGTTGCTTCATCCATGTGAAGTACCTTTTGTAATTATCCTCTGAAGGATAAATGAAAATTAAGTACTTACACAAAAT